CTCCTTTGTTAATAGGTTTATGACACTATAGTAATTGTATCATAAACTTTATTAACATATTGGAACTATAGACCGCGTGCGTTTCTTTCACGCAGGATTAGTTCTTCCAATGCCCTGATACGACGGTAGATTTCAGATGTTTGTTCACCCTCACCAAGAGTACGAACCGGCAAACCGAAGTAACGGAACAATCGTCGTTCACGTTTCTCGTCCTCTGCCCGCTGTATTTCTTCCTGAGTGCGATTCTTGGTGAATGGTGGTGTAATCCCAAGCAGCCTTTGGGCCATTTCGGCTTCGGGCGATATCCCCGTAATAGTGGCAATACCACCAATGTTGGTCAGAGGTGGCAACAACTGTGATGCGACGTATTGGTTTATCTGGGCGTCTTCGCTTTGTGGGGAGTACGTACTAGCAATTGGTCTGCCGGTAAAAAGGCTGGTTTTAGTTCCATATTCAATTGGAAGTCGCGCCAGCGGGCTCATTGAACCCAATACGTTTCGTACTGCAGCCTGTGCCTTGTCTTCTTCACCAGCAAGGAAGAACAACGGGATTCGTGACAATTCTTCCAACTGAGATGGGCGACCAGCACCAGGAATACCAAGGTCCGGCTGAACAAGTAGTCCATCAACGGTAAAAGCGCCCCCTTGTTTGAGATAATCAGGCAGATATTCTGGTTGGTCCTCGTCCATCAGGTTCTTCTTCATTGCGAAGTACTGAGCATACGCACGAGGATTGGTCAACATGTTTTCAAGTTGCAACGGTAGGTTGCGGCTAGTCCAAATCCAGAATGGAATAATTTGACGCAAGGATTTGTCAACCCTTGATAGGTCGGAGTAGTCAAACAGATATTTGTTCGTTCTGGCGATTGCCTCCGTGGGGGTGAGACCACGCATCAAGCCATCAAAGGTAAGAATAAACCGGTTCGTTCCTTCAACAACCTGACCAGCAGCACGAGAAACACGCACTGGTGTTCCCAGAAGTGCACGGCTTCTCTCTAGGCGTGTACCTGGCGTAATTGCTCCACCAGTAATACCAACTCGCCCGGAAGGCGCTCCCGCTACTTCAGTAAAGGCGGTTGCGTCTAGGTCAATGGAATCCAATGCCTGAATCAGCAACTTTTCCTGTGAAGGCGGGTAACCCAAACCTCGCACAAAATCCTCTGGAGTGATGCCACCGAGACCATCCTTGATTGCCCGTCTATTGGCTAGTGCGTATCGTGCCCAAATTTTCAATGCAGGAGCGACATTTTCAATGTTTACGCCAGCAGCAACAAGTTGAAAGGCGTTGCTTAGTGCGTTACGAACATGGAAGCCAGGAGTTGCAGTTGCGTATGATTTGAAGAAGCGGTTGAATGACCCGATGGTTCGCTCAAGAAATCTTGCAAACTGTGGGTCGTTGACTCTCTTGAGATTATTAAAAAGATTGTCAAGTTCTTCTCTAACCTGTAGGTTCCTCAACGGACCAACCGAAGTTGTTAACTGCGTCCATCCTTCTTCAAGAACGACTGGAAAACGATTAACAAACTGAATATATTCTAGTCTGTTTTCAACAACATCATCAATTGCTCCAAGCATAGTTATGTCTTCGGGGAGGTCCTCAAGGGGCAATGTTTCATCACGAGGCGGACCCAGTAGACGGAACCTCATTTGCTCAATTTGGTCATCAAGTAAATCGCCATAACCACTGGCAATATCACGTATTGCCTCTGGATTTATTAACTCATTCCGAATTAGGTTGATTTGCTCAGCAATATCTGCGGACTGGATGGTGGGATACACGAATGTATTTCCGATTAATTTTGGCTCTTCGGCGCCTTTATATAATTCTGCCAAAACAGTATCAAGTTTATCCTCAATTGCCGTTGCCCAATCATCAAACTCTTGTTCGTTTAATGTACGAATGTCTGGTGACCTTAATACCTCGTCAATGTCGTTGCGTATTGCTTCCAAGGATTGCAGCACTTCGTCCTTGCCGGTAACATATGACTTGGTGGGGATTTCTTTAACAACGTCACCAGCAAGAGTTCCAGCAAAATCAACCGGTATGCCAAGTTTGTTAGCCAACCTGTCAATAGCGCCGTAGGTTGCCATGAATCGTGAATGGTTATCGGCATAGCGTGCCAATGCACGGCGAATGTCCATATCAAACCAATCAAAGTCAATATTGCCGTACTGGCGGGCAATCTCATTTAGCCGTGCAGCGCCACCTGCAATGTCTGCATCGGTGAGTGTATAGCCAAACCATTTTTGTCCCGCCTTAAGGCTTCGCTCAACAAAGTTGTCAGCCAGGAATTGTCTATTTGTTCCAGCACCCAAACCGGATGCAACGCGGTCGGCAAGGTCGGGGTTATTGATAATCCACTTAAGGGCTTTCTCGGATTGAGAGTGAGGGAAATAGTTTTTAATTCGTGGTAACGGGTTTGCCCCAAGGCTACGAGCCAAGGAGTTTGCTTCGTCATACCACGCATCAAGTGCCAAACGAATGCTTCGCCATGCTTTTAGTGCATTATCAGAGGGGTTCAACCCCGATGCTCGGAATATTTGTCTAACCTCTCGGGAAGAAAGCGGCAGCCCCTCACGCATTAATTCATTAACATCAGTTTCCAGCATCTTGCGAACAACTTCTGATTCCTCGTCATTGAGGGACCCTAATGCTTGACGGGTTTGGTTGCCCGCCTTGCGACGAGCAGCATTAGCCATGTTGATGTAATCTTTGTTCGCAGATAGCAACGCGGTGTAGCGAACAGCATCGTCAGCCTTTACCTTGCCGGTACGCAAAGCGGTACGCCACTGAAGAACTTCATCTTCGGTAAACAAGCCCTTACGACCAAGAGGAGTAACTGCTCTTAGCACTCGTTCACCACCAGGGAATTTATTAACAAGAGCAAGACGGGTTGCTACAGCAGCACCACCAAGGGCTTTATTAAGCGAACCTTGACCTGGCAAAAATACTGCGCGTCTTCCAAGTCTCTGACCAGGCAAAGAAATTGCGAACCTGGACGCATTGGTTACACCAAGAGCACGAGCGGCATCATCCTTGATGGCATTGTACCCACGCACGGCGATATCCTTAATGACATCATCGTTTAGTGAGTCAATAAGAATTTCTAGTGGTCTTAGTTGCTCCGCCCGAGCCTTAAGGGCCCTGAGTGAGTCTGGACCTAACATCTGGATGGGGTAACGCTGAATATCAAGGATAGCATTTTCTGCCTGCTGGCGAATAATGCGTGCTTGTTCTGCTAGTTCCTCACGAGCAGCACCACGGTATGTGCGACGAGCACCCTTTCTACCGAGGGCACGAACAACTTCTTGTGTAGCCTTGTCAAGGGCTTCTTCATTAGCAATTCGTGCAGCATCATCTGCTGAATTTGCCCAAGCATTATAGGCTACCTTTCGTGCATCCTCGGCCAGCAGGACACGAGCGTTCTTGCCACCAATCTCTTTTGCAACATTAATTGAAGCAGCAGTAACACCCTGACCTGCTTCTTCAAGCGATTGTCTGGCTAGTTTGATTAATTCTTCATCACCCTCATCTATGGCTGCCTTCAAGCCGTTTTGGGTAACCCGATAAAAGTCGTCAGCCTTACTAAGAGCATCAACTGTTGCTTGACTTGCGCCTTGCTTAAGGAGACCTTCGGCGCCTTCCTTTACAAGTTTATCACCAACTTCTTTTGCAGCAGCACGCCCCGCAGCAGTCACACCGGTTTTTACAACAGCGCTGCCACCAAGGGTCAGGTAGGTAAGCGGGTCAAGAAGAACGTCTCCGGTAAAGCCGATAGCACGGTCAAGCCATTTATTTCCAGTTTTTCCGAATACATCTCCAGCGCCAAAGGTCGGGTCGGTCAATTGGTCCCACCAATCACCAATTGACGCATCACCACTAGCAATGTCGCTGACTTCTTTAATAGTTGAAATTATTGCTCGTCCTGGTGCGCCAATGATATTGGCAGCATCACCCACAGCAGAGAGTGCACCCTTGCCAAGCCGCTCCCAGAAGCCGTCCTTTTCTTTCTTGGGCTGTGCTGCTTGTGTGCCTGAGCCAAAATAAGCGTCACGGTATTTATCAAGCCAACTAGTGTCGGTTGTCCCAGCCTGAGTCGTAGGCCTGACGGTCGTGGGCTTGTAATAATCGCCGGTGTTAATGCCCAGTGCTTGTGCCTGTTGTGCGGTATAACGCAATTTCTGCTCTGCCGCCTTAACATCGGGGCTGAGTGTTGCCGGAGTTCGTGTAGTGGAAGTGCCAGAACTCGTGGTTGTGGTTGAAGGTACGGTAGTGGTTGTGGTTGTGCCTTTGCCTTCATAAGCGTCACGGTATTTATCAAGCCAACTAGTGTCATAACTAGTGTCATCGGGCGGAACAGTCTTTGGCTTGGATGCTTGTTTGCGTGGTGCCATTACTTAGCAGCCTCCAGTTTTACGATTGCGTCTTTATACGGCGTGCGTCCTGCAGCACGATATTTCTCAACTGCACGAGAACGAAGAATGGCCTCAACCTTTTCTTTGAGTACCGGCGTAAACTCTTTGCCCAACACACTGGCTATTCTCTTAATCTTATTATCTTCCCACGTTTTGTATTCCTTGAAGGCCGTGGGATTGTAGTTCTTAGAGGGGTCAGGAATACCCATTTGTGCAAGAGGGCTTGCTTGATACCGGTTGTTATCGTAATCAGCATAATCTTTCTTTGCTTTCGTGTACTCCTGATACAGGTTTTTTGCAAAGTTATACGGAGCAAGAGGGTTTGCTGAAATGTCACCCGTATATATCTCATTATCAATGGCATATTTCACGGCTTGGTCTACATCGCTAGGAGTTATTTGCTTGTTAGGGTCTGCTATAGCACCGGCGATAAACGCCTCAAAACTGCCTTGTATGGGCAGTCTGCTATAATAAGAGAACTCGGGTGCTTTTTCTTCCAAGAATGTATACTCGTCAATATATGGGTTTTTGAAGAGGTACTCGTCTTGCTCTTGTTGATACTTCCCCCACACATAGCCCAATGGGTCATTGGAGTTTTTGTTCTTCTTGGTTACGTTGGTGTAGTACGAGCCAATTTCCTGTGCGGATGGTGCAACAATGTCAACGTAAGTATCGGAGTAATCCTGGATTTCGTTAGCCATATCAAACTCCTGGGTAGGGTACGTAACCTGTTCCGTAAATTCCAGCAAGAGCCTGACGCAAACCTTGTTCGTAACCAAGTTGACCTTGAGCGATACCGAACTGGCCTTGCTGAATCTCGGCAAGAATCTGGTTAAGTGCTGCTCTCTTCTGTTCCTCAATGCGGTCAAGACCTGCTTGCTGCAATGCATCAAGTCGTCCCCTTGCTGAGGTTTGTGCCATATCTACACCGGTAAGACGGGAAGCCTGCTGTGCTGCCTCGTTAGCCTGAAGGTTTGCAAGTAGCCGGTTGTAGGCGTCTCCGGTTCCGACAGCGCGTGTTGCTTCCTGAGCAACAGCCTCAGCAATAAGTTGTCTAGGTACACCTACTGCTTGAGCGTATTGGCTTATAACATCGGGAGCCAAGGTCGGAGCAGTTGCTCGTGGTAGGTTGGCATACGCTCGTGGTGCGTTGGCCGCTAGGTCGGCGCGTAGGTCGTCGTACGCCTTTGCAATGTCGGCCTGAGCCGTGGTATACCTTCCTGCAAGGGCAGTACGCTGCCCTCTGGCGGAAGACCTTACTGCCGCCTCTCGTTCGGCTTTCTGTTCAGCCAACAGGTTACGAAGAACCTGGTATTGACCAGGAGCCTGTGCGAGTAGTGCCCGGAGGTAGGCATCCTGATTGGTTGCTCCAGCACGGGCCAGTCCGTCAGAACTGCTTCCTCCTGAACCACCATAGTTGACTGACGGAACAGTAAAGTCGTCTCCTCCAGCCAAGTACAGGGCTAAATCATCAAGGTCTCTTTGAATTTCCGCTGTGCTGCGACCCTCACCAGTCGGTCGTGCCGGTTGACCAACTCTGAGTCTGCCTTCCATTGCATCCGCGCTGGTAGACGGTGTTCTGCGACCCTCATCTTGAGCAACTCTGAGTCTGCCTTCCATTGCATCCGCGCTGGTAAACGGTGTGCCTCCAGTTTTTGAAGCACGGTACTTAGGATTACCAGGAATGGGTGGATTACTACGGTCACGTGGACGTTGCACACCCTGAGTACCAGTTGCCGTGGTTCCTAGTCGTCTGTTGTATTGAGTAAATCCTTTTGCCATTTTAGTTACCTCACTGTAGGTTTAAGAGACTTTCTGCCATGCTTCTAATTGCATTTGCTTCTTCTTCTCGGATATCTGCCATCAATCGGTCGTAGTCGGATAGATATTGTTCTCCACGTAAGTCAAATCCACGCTGCTCTTGGGTAATGTCTTCCTGGAGTCGTCCACGCTGTCTGGCTGTTTGAGCACCAAATTCACCAAGGGCTCTATTGAATAAGCCAGACTTGACACCCCGCCCATATAGACCGCGTTTTCCATACGTACGGCCAAATTGAGGGATGGCTTGGGTTACGCTACGTTCAAAGTCACCTAGGTTACGAGAACCGCGTGTTTGTGCCAACATCCGGGCGTATTCGTTCATGGCGGATTGCGCCGTAAATGCTGAGCCGGTGGCTCTCCTTCTGCGTTCAAATGCTGATGGGTCGTATGCCATAGTTTTCCTTAGTTAAAGACGAGAGTTATTGTTCCTGATGCTGACAAGTCTTGCAGATAGTTACGGCAAACTCGGTAACTTGATGAGAGGTTTCGTACCATTCCGAAACCTTTAGCACTCAGGTTTGAGAAGTTGGTGAGATGACCGCTGTCTAGGGTGAATGTCCGGTCGGCATCGTTGCCGGAGATGTTGGGAGATGCGACCAGGATGTTTCCTAGGAATGACGCGCCAGTCGCACCGTTAGAGAATGTGAGATTGTGCTGCTGGAACGCCCACGGACCGGAGGTGCCCGACGACTGGTATCGCTGGATGTACAACGTCCCGGAGTCTGCTTTGTAGCGATTGCCAGACGCATCTCGGTACAAGTGGTAAGTCTCAACTTCGTTGCCGTAGAACCAACATCCGTAATCCCAGTCTTGGCTTCCCACGAGTGTGCCGTTTCCAGAACGAATACTTGGTTGTCCCAACCCAACGAATGTGTCGGGATTCTGTGTCAACGAATACGAGTCACCATAAGTTCTGCCGTTCGCAGAATCGTATGGTGGCACAAGAAGAAACGTCCCATACGGACGAGTTAGTTGACCATTTGCCATCGTCTTTGTCGTCACGTTTCCGGCATTGTCGGTTGCAATAACCCTGAAATCTACATAGTAAAGGTTTTGAATTACATAAAATCCGGGTGCTCCAGCCCCCTGTGTCGCACGCTTTGCTGTTGAAACAGTAAATCCGTATGAACCAGACGATGCAGTCCATTCACCCCCAGTCCAGTTCTGCCATGCGTTCCAGCCTTCACCAGAACCTCCAAAGGGCGTGTATTGATATTGAATCTGAACGCTTGCAACACCGGAAGAAGCGTCGGTAACAAACGCACCACCACTCCAGTTGATGGTCATCTGATTGCTATCGTTGCCAACAACAGTAAAGTCAGCAATAGACGGGCCAGTATTATCAAACTGGTATGCCTGTTGCCAGCCAACACCGTTGTGTACATAGATTTCATCGACACCCTGGAAAGACCCACCTGCGTGAACAGAGGGTCTATCAGTGCCAGTCAACTCCTGCCACATGGAACCGTCGTGAACGTAAGTAGGCATCAGGAGTACTTAAACCAGATATCTCCGGCTGCTCCGCCGGTAGGTGAGGCTGTTGAAATAGTAATAGTATGGTTAGTAGAACCACCGTCAGTGTAGATACCGGCCAGTTTGCTTTGTGCAATTGCCGCCGTACCGCTAATGTCGGCGTTGACGATTGTGCCATCAGCAATCTTTGCGCTTGTCACTGCGGAATCAGCAATCTTGGCAGTCGTCACACCACCATCAGCAATCTTGGCGGTAGTAACACCACCATCGGCAATCTTGGCGGTAGTAACATTCGCATCCAAAATCTTTGCAGTAGTAACTGCATCAGACTGAATGTTGCTTGCTGCGACCGCGTTAGTTGCCAACTTGGCGTTACTGACCGAAGTAGCAGCAAGTTTTGACTCGGTGATTGCTCCGTTGTCAATATTGGCACCAGTGGCTAGGGCATCAATGAAAGTCTTTACGGCAGTCCAGTTGTCATTATGTCCTTCAGCAGTGATGACGTATCCGGTCTGAAATACGTTGGGGATGTTAAAAGTAGACATTGTTTTTATCCTTTGATTGTGTTCTGGTATTTACGAGCGCACACGATGGCTCAGGCCTTGATGTTTCGTCGTTTAAACTTGTATGCGATAGAGTTAACACCCCACGCACGTCCAGCCGTACCGAAGGTATTAGTTGGTCCAATAAATGCAAGTTGGATTGACCTGCACCTCCCCAACCTGCCAGCCTTGTATATGGTCGGCCCAACAGTGGACAAGCCATAAGTACCAGTCCCATATAGGCCAGTTCCATAAACTGCTCCTGATACCACTGGCGCTAGAGTAATTGTTTGAGTTCGGCCCACTGCGCTGGAATTAAAGTCATAATAAATACCGACGGTAACAGTGGTATCTACTTCAACTTCTTTCATGACATAGTTTGGACTAACGAATGTTTTGTCCTGCACGTAACGGTTATCATAAAACCAACTGGTTGTATATGAAGTTAGGAATAACTGGTCAGTAATGCCGCCATCAACGAATACGTTATCTTCTATGAATGCAGGTAGACCATCTTGATAAACGTCTACAAACATCACAAACTTTTGTGTTGGGTGTATTAGCAGGTGCCAGTTTTGGTCTGAAGAATCACGGAAGTCGCAACCATTTACCAAACCGAATTCATCAGCGGTTTGTAACATTGTGTATGCGCCAAACTTTCCAATGCTTTGGTCAAAGACAAAGTTGACACACGAAAATGCCGGTGGACTGGCACCTGGCTCTGGGTCGTAGGGCATTGATAGCCACAACCTTTGGTTGACAAATGAACAAGTGATTTTGTCTAGTTGTCCTGAGTTAACTTCGTCATTTATGATAATAGGTTTAATCCTGTTGAAGATGTCCTGCAAACCATTTCGGTTGTAAAAGAACAGTCCCTTGGGGTAATCAAAAAAGTAAACACCACCGTCACCTTCGGCAACCTGCTGTGGGTATTCAACGCCGTGAACGGTAGAAATCTCAACGAGTTGGAAGTTGTCGTTGTCATAACCCATGAGCAGGAATACTGCGTTGGGCTTCATAATCAGTAATTGACCGTCTACGACGGCTAGTGCACGGATGCCCTCACCACCGGCATTGATGTCAATATAATCTTCTTGTGCCCAGTCTTCTGCAAGACCTTCGTGAGACCAACGCAAACGATTTGGGTAACTAACCGCGTCTTCGTAGGTGTTGGCAACAAACATCTTATTTGCGTGCACGCGGATAATATTGGCACGAGGGCAGAAGCCACCGGTTGGCGCACTATAGGGCTGCCAGGTTGGCCCAGAGGCAGTAAGGGTAGATGCATTGGCTGCTGGGTAAAGCCACTTGTAGGCATTGGCATTGCCGGAGCCACCAACGAAATACAGAGTATCTTCCCACTGAGTGAATGAGGCGCCGTTCGGGTTTGTTATATCAATGTCAGTAGGACCAGCAAGGTTTAGCCGTGTAAAGTTGCCCCCTGTAGAATGCCAAACCTCACCCTCTTGCCCAACACCATTGTAGCCCGTTGACAACATAATTAACCGTCCATTGGGCTGGTCATAGAAGAACAACTCCTTGGGATTCCACACTGATTGAGATACACCAATTTGTGTTGTGTTCTTAAACTGAAAGCCAGCACGAGTGAATAGACCACCACGAGGGTCAATCTCCATATTGAGAATACCGGGCGATTCATTATCGGCTAACTGGAATTGGTCAGCACGAAAGTTGATTCCGCCCGTGAAGTCGTTCTTTAATGCAAAAACAATATTACGAGCCATGGATTATCGGTACCAAAGAAGACTGCCACTCTTAAATGCGGGCCAGCCGTAGTTCCACGGATAGATTTGCAATCCACCAGAAAGAACCATTGGTTGGTTGTTGCTGGGATGCGTGATGTTCTGGCGTGATAAGGTAACACCTTGGTCAAAGTGGTTCATATATACGGCAGCCATCTCTGGGTCTTCCTGGAACTGGTAGCACCGAGAAGCAGCAAAGTTAATAATCATAATATGAAACTCATCGTTGATGTCAACGTCAAGACCAGAGTCGGTAAGCCAAGCATAACTGGGTTGACGGAAACCACGAATATTCAAAGCGTAGACGCCATCTGGCTTAGGATAAATCTGCAATCCGCCAGCCCACATTGAGAAGTAAACGGGATAACCGGGCACATCGGCGGTGCCATTCCAGTATTGCTGGGCCAGGAAGTCATCAATATAAATAAGTTGATTACCACCGTTGCTTTCGTTCGTGACACTAATAATCTCACGAATGTCGGCAAAGTCAGAACCTACGTTTATTCCTGTTGCCGTAGTGTGGACTTGGGTAAAACCGGTGGCATAACGGCGCTGAGAAGCAACAGTGTTAAGTTCGTAAGTAGTTTGGTACCACGGCCATTTGGTGTTTAGGCTAACAATGCGCTGAAAGGCTTCTTCAATAAAGGTATTAACAAGGTCTTCGCTGATGTCGTCAGACACACCGTTGCCGATTTGAAGGTCGGTAATGTCTTCGACTAGGTCGCGGAGTTCGTCAATATTAAGACCCATCTGTTACCTCATTTTTTGGACCGTGTTCAGCCCAATGCGCTTCTTTCTCGGCTTCTTTAGCAGCAAGGCGCTCCTTCTCCATCTCCTGGAACTGTGCCTTGTAGATAAGCAATCTCTGGGCTTCTTCGCCCTTAACCAAACCTTCGCCGTGCTTAAGGAAGTGCTGCAAGTGTCCGAAACACAACGGTGTCCCTTTTGACTTGGGCGCTCTACATTTGTAATTATCCCAACAGCATCTAGTCGCTGCTGCTTTATAGGGCACGCCACTAGGGGGCGCAATCATTGTTCCGGGATTAACGAACGCTGGTGCTATGGATGTGTCCTTGGACCCCGCTGCACCATACACTGATTGTGTTCCGGCGAGCACCTGGCTACTATGAACCGGCGCATAAACTGGCTGAATATCTGGCATGTTTGCTCCTTCTATATATAGACGTTTTTCTTACACAATCCCATAAAAACAGAATCCTTGGCACCAGTCCCGCCCGAAGGATTAGCGAAACCGATGCCAAGGACAACTGTGCTTGTCGGGTATGAACCCCTACCCATCAGGTTAGACCGGTGAAGGCTCCCTGACGTGCGCGGTTGCTGCAGGTGAGTGCACCGTAGGCCAAGACGATGGCGTAACGAGCATCCTTGCCGTTGACTGTACCGTTCTGGAAGTCGGTGGTCTCAAACCAGTGACCGTTCATACCAACCAACTTCAGGTACTTGCTGTTGAGGAAGTACATGTCGCCTGCTGGAGCAATCTTGTCAAACACGACAGGAGTCTGCTTGAACATCAGGTTCTGGAAGCCTGCATTGGCCTTGGCTACGTCCTGGTACCGAACCTGGGGAACCAACAGTTCCTCATACTTCTGGTACTGGGTTTGGGTTGTGACGATGATGTCGGGAACGTCGTTGCCCTTGGAGGCATCGTTGTACACAGCAGCCATAGCCTCGGTTGTGAGGGTTGTGGTTGCGGAGTCCACCTCGGGGTTCCACCAAGTCTCGGTGGAGGCATCAATGCCACCCACGGCGTTGTTGACGGTACCAACAATGGTCTGGATGCCGAAGAAGTTGTTGCCAGCGCCAGAACCGGTGAACAACTGGGTGTTCATCAATTCCTTGAGGCTCTCTTCAGCCTGCATGATTTTGGCGTTGAGCAACTTGATGACGGCTTCCTTGCCACGGTTCTTGGCCTCTTCAATACCGCTGATAGCGATAGAGGCTGCCATCTGCTTCCAGGCGTACTCAGCAGCGCTGATGCCGTCCTGGGGAGTTAGCGAGATTGTGTCAAATCCCGCATAAACAGCGGCAGTGCCGTTGGAGGCGTACATCAAGGGCTCTACGACTGAAGTACCGCCCTCTTCTACGACTACACGACCACGGCTGTTCAGGTGGTCAAGAAGCACGTTGGCCTTGAAAATGTTGTCAACAAGCGTAGGACGATAGTTCTGCAGCGTTGTTGACAGAATCTGGTTAAAATCTGGGTTACCGGGCATAATGAATCATCTCCTTAAGATGTTTTAGTTTTTGTTTTGTTACTAGAGGCCTAGCGCCTTTTCGGCTTGTGTCCAGGCATCTAGCACGGATGTGGGTTTGGGTGCAGGTGCGGGTGCTCCTCCACGAGCGGAAGTTGAGCCAGAGACAACGCCTGCTGCTTTCTTTGCCTGGGTACGCTTGGTGGTTTCGGCAACCTTCTTCGTTGCGTCTGCCCGCTCGGCGTATACCTTGTCAAACTGGATTAGTTTGAAGGTGTCCTCCAGGTTCTGAGAACCAGTAGCGAGTGCTCGTGCGATAACTTCTTCTCGGTCAAAGTCTTCGCCGTACTTGCGTTCAAGGTCGGTGATTTCTTTCTCCACCTGGCTAAGGGTTTGCTGGTATTCCAGTTCCCGTTTCCACGCTTTGATTTCTTCAAGTTCCTTGACTACGGGGTCAACCCAAACGTCTTCCTCAACGGCTTGGACATTTGGTTGGCTAACACCGTAGTGTTGCTGTAGCAGGGACAAGGTGCCAAACGGGTCACGCTCCAAGGCTTCTGCCAAGGCTGCTGCCGTCTGTACTCCTTGCTTCTGCTTACTGAGTTCCTGCGTCTTGCGGGTATAATCCGCTTGGCGCTGGTATCCAGCAAGAGCCTCCTTGAGCGGAACTTCTACTTCCTCACCATCAATCTTGATAACTACGTGCTTGTCGCCGTACTCCGTTACATCAAGAAACTCTGGGTAATTGGCTTCGTCATCCGTCCAATCGGACTCAACTGCTTCCTCATCCGTAAACTCAACTTGTCCATCCAGGGGCTGGTCTACGTCAGTATCGGTTGCATTATCTAATTCGTTATCCATTGGTAGGGTCCTCTCCTTCGCAGGTTGTCCTACCTATATGCACTTTTCTTACATTTACGCCATAGGCAAGATGCCGGACTCCATCAGAATCTCCATAACCTCTGGCGTAAAGCCACCACGATTAACTATTTCCTGAAGGATTTCGGGAGGCAATGACATCAAAACTTCGGGTGGCAACTGCTCGCTACCAGGGATTTGTGCCAACTCGGGAGGCAACTGCATTGGCGCTGGAGGTTGCGCACCAGCAATCTGTGCTGTCATCTCAGGAGGAAGTGGTCCACCGGCAAGTATTTCCTGTAGTAGTTCAGGTGGCAAACCAGCCAATTCAGGTGGTAGTCCTGGTGCTCCCATTGCCATTTGGTCTGGCATTGGTGCAACCGGCGGTTCTCCGGCAGGCAACTCAGGAGGTGGTGGCATTCCGCCAGCCGGTGCTGGTGGCTGTGAGGGATTCACGGGAGGCTCTGTTGGCTCTGGCTTATTGAGGAATCTGTCAACATCCTGCACACCAAAGCCCTGCTCAAGTATCAGTTTTGCCAAGGACTCAAGGTTAACCACCCCGGCCTGAGCAAACGGTGCCATAGCGTCAACAATCTGCAAAGCACGCTGGCGACGGAAACCCTCGTTCTGAGGAACCGTTGAACCAGCCTCAACGCTAAAGTCAAACTCGCCGTCAATATACTCTGAGTCAAAGTTAACCCACGCCCAAGCGCCACGCTTGTCGGTAACACGGACAGTCTGCTCTTCGGTCATAAACTGCTGAGCAAGTTTGATGAGGCGATAGGCAACTTTGGCAATGCTGTGTTCAATGATGGTTAGTTTTTCTGCGGCACGAGAATCTGCTGCACCCTGAAGAATACTGGCCTCGGTAGCAGTACGACGAATATCAGGCAGAACACCACGCTGGTATTCCGAGATACCCGACACTCGGTCAATGTCGTTGATTATTAGTGTTGATTGATTATAGAAGTCTGGTGGGTTAATCAAGGCGGGCATAGGTGCAACCACATTACCCAGGTTTTCGTCACCCTTAACTGGCACCATAGCGTTGTCCTCGTCGGATGACAAGGCGCTGCGACCAAAGTCGTCAAAGGCATTTTCCTTGAACAGGTACTTACGGCTGTAACGCTTACGGTGGTTCATCATCTGAGTACGGGTTTCATTAAGTTCGTACTGCAGGGGTTCAATCGCCTCTAGTTCACCCATTGGATAAAAGTATCCAGGAATGTCGTAGTTGCGCAACATCGTAAACGGATGTCCGAAAGCAAAGGGAATCTCGGTTGGCTTAACCAGGAACTTGTCTCCACCTTCGGCAGCAAAGACACACATGGTCTTCTTGTCTAGGTCGTAATACTCAATAATGTCAGCATATGATTCGGTTGCGTAGCCAGGGTCAAACGGCTTGTACTGACGACCATCATTGAACTGAGATACCGTAGAGCCGGTAACATCTTGGCGTGCGCTATAGTCATAACGCTTGTCATTTTTGACGTCCTTGATGGGCCGACGAACACGCTGGGCAATCCAACGAATGTCCTTCATTGTGTTTCCCTCAGGGTCAACGAACATATTAAACGGGTCAATGCGCTCAATAAAGGGCCGGTCTTCGGTAACGATTATGTCGGTTTCGGAGAAGTTTACAGGCTTATCTTTTGATGCCCTCTCATCGTCGGTTTCCTCAACAACGACATCTTCCTCAACATAGCGATAACCGGACTTTACCCAGCCGTGACCAATAATCAAAAAGTCTCGGACAGCCAATTGGAATTCCTCTTGGCATTCGTAGTGCTGCCACCAGTAGTTAACAATGGCTTCAGCAATAATTGACTTGTCGGCGTCTTCTGGGCCACGGGGATTAACGACAATCTTGGGGCGACCAATTGACACCGATGGGTACAATGTATTGATGGTGGCAAATGCAATGTTGACCAGCATCCGGTCGTAGGGTGCAGTTGAGCGGTATTGCTTGCCACGATATAGGTTAATCATCCGATTCCAGCAAGGGGCATAATCGTCCCTTACCCAGATTCTTGATGAGTCGTATCTTTGACGATACTCAGCGAGCAAGTCAGCATTTGATTTACGTGCCATTTACTTTTTTCCTTCTTCCATTGTGACCAGTCCCTCCCCGATTGCTGCCAGTCGGCAGTAACCGTTAGGTTCAATCTTCTGTGCAATGATGTGACAGTTCCCCATCTCGGGGCAATAGAACGCACAATTGGAACACTTGACACCCTTTTTGGCATCTGTGTTCTTGGCGGCTGAAACATAACCAACGTAAATACCGTTGCCGTCATCATCAGCAAGTTTGCCGTACTTAGAGGCAATCCCCATCATGGCATTAACATAATCTCGTTCGGCTGGTGCAAGTTTAACTACGGGGTTATCAACCATTGTTGATTCTTCACCTTCGGCCTCACCAAGATTGATGCTGATGGTAAATGCCTTGCCCATGGGGCTATCTGAATAAGTCTTGTCGTTCATTTTTATTCTCCTATAATTTCAGGCAGTGTTTCGCCAGCG